CATAGGCTTTAAGCGCGGATCACACGGTACCCTGCAAGTAACCGCAGCTAATATCGCCGCAGTCCAAGCAACCTATGGTGCAAACTGTGTACAATTGTGGTCTTTCTGATATACTGAAAGCATTAACGTAACCGAGGTAAGTGCCCGTCGTGGATAAGCCTGAAGTAGTAAAGCGTCGTCCTCTGACGACAAAACAGAGAAAATATGTTAAAGCTAAGATGCAGGGTAAGACCGGTACTCAGGCAGCGGTAGAGGCATATGGAGTTGACGAAAAGACAGCAAGTGTTATAAGTAGTCAAAACTTAAGCAAGCTTAGTATCCAAGAGGCACTAGAGGCAGAGTACGAAAAACAGGGTATAAGTATCGGTGCTTTAGTACAGCCTATAACGGATGGATTGAAGGCTGAAAAGGTAGTGGGTGAAGGTAATACTGTACCCGACCATAGTATTCGTATTGCAGCAGCTAAGCTAGGTGGCCAATGGCTCGGTATCGGCAAGCAGCAGGAAGCTACTCCACTGTCCGTACACTTCCACAACCATCAGGCTAAAGAGAACGAGCAGTATGGGTTATAGTCAGTCTGTGTGGCTTAAGGGAGTCGAGTACGTACTTGAGTACGATGTTAAGACAACCCTACCCTCCTCACAGCAGGCTACCGATACATTAGCTAGATTGCATGCGGGTGTAAAATCTGATTTTATTGACCGAATTAGTAGACTGGATGAGGGTGATGAGCAAGACAGTTAATAATGATGCTATCGAGATTGTAACAGTGTATACATCTACTGAGGCTGTTACCTATCTTGCGGATGAGTTTGTGAAAGACCCCGATACTGCCACCGTAATTAAACGGGTTAATTATAAAAAGAGTCCAGTCATAAAGTCTAAGCCTACCCAGAAAGGTGAGTGAGGGGATGGCAGTAAACAAAGCCCGACACATAATCCAAATTAAGAGCCTAGCCTACTACTATGGCCTAAGTGATGAGCCAACTGTAACCGTAGTGATTAGCTGATGCTCTACACCCAAACTATGTACCCAACCGCCTTACAAAACAACCCACCAAAGCACGATACTGGTTTCAAAGCGCCCAACTACGAGCGTTACATGCGCGATAAGTTCAAGATTATAGACAAAGACAAACAACCAGTTCCCTTTATAGCCAACCCCGCCCAGCACTCTTTAAACGAGTACATGCAGTGGTACTACGATATCCTGGTACTCAAAGCTCGAAAGATGGGTTTCAGCAGTGATGCACTCGCTATAGCCAGTACCAAGTTCTTAACCGGCCAGAACGAGAAGGTTATCTCGATGTCTTTCGACCAGACAGCAGCAGACAAGCAGTTAGCCAGAGCCAAGTACTACATAACCTCGTACGAACAGGCCAGCGATATCAAGGTTCCATATAAGTACAACAGCAAGAATCAGATGGTATGGGAAGGTAAGAAACCGAACGAACACGGGGGGTATGACCACTACCAGAACGTCCTGCAGGTCGGTACCGCTCGTAACACAGCCTTCGGTCGTGGTGATGACATTAGCTTCCTGCACTTAACAGAGGTGAGCCTGGCTGACCTATACGAGCTTATGGCTGGCGTTGGTGAGGCATGTTTACCCAAGGCGCATAAGATACTGGAGACGACTGCAGCAGGCTTTAATACCTACAAGAAGTTCTGGGACGAGAGTATGCTTGGTGAAACAGGGTTTGCTTGCCTGTTCTACTCACCACTGTGGGAATACAGCCAGGAGTACATTGACGATAAGCGTAAGAAGCTAGGTCGCTTAGGACCGCAGGAGTACCCGATGTCAGCTGAAGAAGCGTTCCTGACCAGTGGTGAGCAGTACTTTGATAACTATGCACTCAGGCAGTATAACGAACGAGTAAGTAAGGAGTTGGTGACACTATGATATTAATGGATGCGTATACTTATAATCGCCTTAAACAAGCAGAGTTGATACAAGACGATAAATCTACTCCCTGGGGCTCAATAGCGTGTATGCCTATAGGGGTACAGTCCATCAAGCATATACCAGAAATATTGCATAATATGACAACAGGGGAAGAAGGCAAAAAGTTGATGCCAAAAGGCCGGGATTATACAAGTTATATCATAAATTCTGAGGAATTTGTCAAGTAATGAATCCATTCAGGCGCTATAGAAAATGGCAACCAGACGAGTTCGTCCTGGTCTACGCAGACACCAGCTGGGGAGGGCTGGATTACAGTGCAGCGCAGTTCCTAAGCAAGGACAACCTCGACGTCCCACTTGTCTACCACAAGCAAGGCCTTGCTAGTGACATGACTCCCTTACTTCACCAGGAACTAGAGCGTATCTTCGATATTACTAAAGTCAGACCTGTCGTCAGCTACGAGCGTAACAATGGTGGTGTGGCTGAACTGGAACGCCTGAACAAGCTGAACCGCTTAGGTAAGTACCGTATCTACGCCCAAGGCACCGGTCTTGGCACCCAGGAAGGCCTGTCATACGACAATGAGGCTAACCTGAAACTTGGGCACGACACGAATAGTTCTACCAGAGCGCCCATGCTCGCCCTACTAAAGGACGCGATAGACAACCAACTGATTAGAATCTACGACAAGCTGACGATTATGGAGATGTTTAGTTTCGTGATCAAACAGACACCTAATGGTAACTGGAAAGCTGAGGCTGAGAACGGCGCGCACGACGACCTCATCATGTCCTTAGCTGGAGTGTGGCAACTTTACCAGACCGAACATAAACCACAGGTAGTACAGCACCGGCCACGCAACCAGGTGCAGAAAGGACGCTTAAAGTTCCATGTCTAACGGCATAAAGTATGGTAAACGAGTAACTGAGACTATTTACGATGGTGCAACAATAAAGCAATCTGAAGATAGTGTGAGTGAGCAGTTCACTGACAAACAATACCTGCTCCGTGATATCATCGAAGCACTCAGTGTGATTACTAAAGGCGAGACTCACAAGCTAACGATAGAGGTTTGTGTGGACAAACGTGATAGATTTAAACTAACCAATAGATGGAGGGTAGAATAAATGCCAACAGCAAGCGTATATCTGAACAAGGACTACCATGACAAGTGGCAGACTATCGAGAACAAAGGTGAGTGGCTCCGCAACCACCTCGACAGTGATGTCCAGCGTGAGGTTGTATTCGCTAATCCGAACGAAGTCCAGCAACCGAATGAAGAACAACCGAAACCCAACGTCCCTCGCCCGCCGTTCGTCACCGTTTACCAGTGGAACACGTGGCTACGGGATAACGGGTTTGACGTAGGACTACTACCAAATGAGTGATTGGGCTGACACAAGGAAATCGGAGGCATACCGTGAGTTCATTGCCGATACCATAGAGGTGTCTAAAATGGTTGATACGGGTAAGCTCAGCAGTACCAGTGGACGCCTACTATTCTCCGAAGTTTACGATAAATACCAGCATAACCTTGCAGCTATAGAGTTTGCAGATGCGGTACTCGTATGAGTGACTACCAGACTATAGACATACGAGACTGGAAACAAACCGGAGACGAACTGAAGCGTGAGATAGATGAAGCAGTCAAATCCACCCAGTCAGTCGTCATCCGTCCCTTGCCCAACAAACTCGTCATGACCGGCCCCCAATACGATATGCTGCAGGCTGATCCAGAGATGCGGGGCTTCTGGACGAGCCAGGAGCGGGTGTACATCACCCCCTATAATGCCATGGACGTGGTGATACAAGAGAGATAGTTGCACACCTATACCTTTTATGGTAAGTTTACAATAACAATTCATACATTCGGTTGAGTACTCGTCGCAGTTAGGCCGCCAACAAAGAAGGACTATACTTCGTGGCGTTTCTTGACCCAGCAGACCTCAAAACCTTATACAACGATAGTAAGACAGAGGCCCACGAATGGCGCTCTGACTACCCAGCTTACGAGCGGCTGATGAATAACGACCTCATGGAAGGGCTTGACCCGAATCTTCCAGAAGTCAATGACGGCTCACTGAGCGCAGCGCTGTTCAAGCTCCCGAAGCGCGTCTACAAGCCACTAACCGGCTCGGTGAAAGCCGTGAACCGTGACGAAGCATGGCTGTCCGAACTCGCCCAACTCCAGTGGCGCAACGAGATTATCCCCAACGCCAACACTCAGGCCCCCTTTGACCGTAAGTGGAAAGACGGCATACGCAAAGCTGCCGGTTACGGTTCAGTACCCCTCATTACCCTACAGGTAGAACGTGACGGTAAGACGTATACCGACTTCATCGTCGCCCAACCGCAAGATGTCACGCTTGAACCGGGCAAGGTATCTGATTACGACAGCGACGTCGTGTTCTGGGATGTGTATTATACAAAGCTACAACTACAGAACATGATAGAGCAAGCTAGAGCCGAGGAAGCTGAAGGTTCTGATAGCGATAGCGACAGTTACAACACGTGGGACATACCAGCAATGGAGTTAATCCTAGAGAGTAACAATACTGAAGAACGTAGTAGTCTCGACACACCCCGTTCCCAGGCTGACAAGAACACCAAACCAAAAGGTTTCAAATTCTGTGTCGTATTCCAGCGTGGTGCCAACGCACCGTTTTACATGTATCACAAAGAAACAGATAGTGTGGTGCGTGAGTGGACCAACCCTGACCCGTCTGGTGACATCCCTGTCCACTTCCTCTACTGTTACCAAGACTTTATCAACCCCTATGGTATCGGCATCGTCAAGCTGGCAGGTGGAACCCAGAACGTACTGGACTACATGCGGCAAGCTGACGTACTTGCTACCCAGCTTGGTCTCCGCCCACCACTCAACATATCCGGCGACACTACCAACTTAGATGTCGATTCCTTGGTCTACGCCCAGGACGCCATGTGGTTCACTGGTTCAGCTACCGTACAGCGTGAAGAGCTGACGAACGGTGTCTACAAAGACCTTCCCGGACGTATCCAGATGTACAAGACGAGCCTGAATCAACTGATACCGATGGGCGACACTTCCGCCACCGCTGCCCAGTCCGGCGACCCGACACAGAGTAAAACTCCGGCTGGTGTGAAACTCCAAGCCGCCAACCTGTCGATTGACGACGAGGACTTTAAAGACAACTTATATGTCACCTACGAAGCGGTTGCTAAGTCGATGATTAACACCCACTTCGCCAACATGGAAGGCACTGACCTGATGAAGCTGACGGATGACGAGCGTGACCTGCTGATGAAGGGTGGGTTACAGTTCCCCCAGAGCGATACCGGTGAAGTCAGTAACCAACTGGAGATACAGTGGGACACCGTACGGGCCCAGTTCAACTTCACCGTTGATCCGGAACAGGACAAAGCGACCGATGACGCTCAGAAACTTCAAGGCCTGCAGCTCGCCGCTGAGATACTGAAAGACCCATCGAACGAATCACTCGTCCAGCAAGGCAGCATTATCTTAGGAACTAAGAAAGTCGATACCGGTGAGTTATTGTCTGAGATAATTAACCTCGCTACCGACAACGATAAGATTGTGACCGATGTCAGTCCCGAAGAGAAGCAGCAGAATGAACAAAGCATGGCTGCTGGTCAACAGAGTCAGAAGTCACCATCTGAGAGCGTTACCTTTAAAGACGCCGTCGCTGCTGGGGCCATTGACTCCGCAGCTGCAATGCTCGAACAAGCTGGGTTGCCCGCTGATGATATCCGTCACCAGGGACAGATAAACCAAGCAATGCAGGCACAGGCTATGGCCCAGCCAGAGACTCCTGCTGAACAGTCAACTGACATGGGTCCCGAGCAGCCGCAGGAAGGCCAAGAGCCAAGTCATGGGGGTGTTTCACAGTCTGAAATTCAAGCCAATGTTGATGCCGTCATGCAGCAGTATGGTGTCGATGAGACAACTGCCCTCACTGCTCTTGCCGCTGAACATCAGGGTTTCCCAGCTGAGGATGTCATAGCGCATCTTCAAAGTCTGACTAATCAGGGGGCACCCGCATGAGTGGCAGGAACGACAGTGCGCTTTATACTGGCGCGAACAGCTCAAGCTTTAGTAGTCCCGCCGAGCGACAAGTGAAAGAGAAACAAGCTATTGAAAGACAAAACCGAAAAGAAGTTACCCACAAACTAAAGCCAGCCGCCGAACCAGTCCTAGCCCTTATTGAAAAGCATAAGAAAGCTGCCATGTTTGTTGAGAACGTCGCAGGTGGAAATGGTTTGACAGATGCTGAGGCAGGACAATTGCTGCGGAGCCAACGACAGTATTATCGGATGCTCATACAATTTGAGCAGGAATTAAAGATAGTTCTGAGGGATGTGTCATGAGTGATGAAGTAAGTATTCCCGCAGTAGAGTCATTTAATGGGCTGAAGGAACGTCTTAAAGCCGAGCAGGCTGGTATGACAAAGGAGGATATTATCCGTGAGACAGGCGGGATAGACCTCGATAACCTACCTAAATCAGAACACATCTGGGTACAGCGAGGCATTGTTATGAGTTGTGAAGGAGCAAATCACCCGACCCACCGGCACTTCTTAGTCAAACATCAAGGGTAACTGCTGCGTGGCCTGAACCTTCACCAGGCTACACAGGAGTCCCCCTTAGCTCCCAGCCCCGTCAGCTGCATATAGACAGAGTTTCGCCCACTTTAAAGGCAGAAGTTAAACGAAGGAGAAAATATGGCAGATATATCATCTACCAGTACCGACGAAGCTGCAGAAGCTGTCGATACAAGCGTCGAAAGTGACAATACCACCGAGGACACAGATGTTGATCTAGAGGACATCGAGGTAGATCTAGGTGATATCGAGAGTGAATCGGACGATGAGGAAGAAGGTGAAGATACCGAAGACACCGAATCAGAAGAAGAAACTACTGATGACGAGAGTGAGGATGAATCGGAATCAACCGATGAAGAGAAACCGGAACTCACTGACGAGCAAAATCGTGCCCAACACAACAAAGAGATGTTTGAGCAACGCCAGCGGGATAAGCAAGCCCGCATCGACCGGATTAAAGCGGACCAACAAGCATACGTCCAAGAGGCCAGCGAAGTTGGCGACCCTGTCGAAATTGCCGTCAGACAACTACAAGTCGATGCCTACAACAACAAGGTAGATGCACTATCTAATAAGCTTACCAACGGGTATGAAAAGGCAATCAAGGACTTCCCCGTCCTGACCACTCAAGACCCGGTTATCCAAGCTGAGATAGACGCAGCCATAGATGCCTTTCAAGCACAGCATGTGGTGATAGACGCATATGGAAACCCGATTGAAGTAAAAGGCGACTTGTATGCAACTTTACAAGCAAAAGCAGACGCTATTGAGAAGCTGACCGGCATACGGGTGCGCCGACAGGAGCAAAGCAAATCAAAAGAGAAAACTAAGACTCTTGCTACTCCGACCCGTGCCCCGAAACAACCGAAAGTCGACCCGGATTTAGCCGCATTCGACGAAGAAGCTGGTCTGTAGCGTCTTAATAACAAGGAACAGATCACATGGCAATTAACTTAGCCTCGAAGTTTTCCGACAAGACTAGTGAGCTTTTGAAAGCAAAAGCTAAGACTAGCTCTATCGTGAACCAAAACTGGGACTGGGATGGTGTGAACGCGATTAACGTGTACACTCTGACCGATCCTACGATGAACAACTACACGCCGAACGGTGCGAACCGCTACGGTTCCCCGAACGAAGTACAAGACCGCAAGCAGACATTTACTCTGTCTCGTGACCGTTCTTGGACCAACACTATCGACATGTTCAACTACCAGGATACTCTGGAAATCCGTAAGCCTGCCAAGTTCTTGGCTCAAGCTACGAAGAACGTGCTCGTACCTGAAGTTGACACCTACCGTCTTGCCACCCTGTCAACCGCTGGTGCTTTGACAACCGACTTCCTCGGCAACACCGTGACCGCTCGTAACGCTATCGTCGTGGCTGGTGCAACAAGTTCGAGCAACGCCTACAGCAACTTCACGACGCTAACCGCTTCCATCACCGACGGTGAAGGTCCTGATGACGGCCGTGTGGCGCTAATGACTGCTACTTACTACAACTTGCTGAAGCAGTCTGGTTTCGTACTGAACGCTGATAACGCTTACGACGACCGCAAGAGCGGTAACCTTGGTCGTGTTGACAACTGTGAAGTTGTTATCGTCCCAAGCACCCGTATGCCTGCGAACACCGACCTCATCATCACGCACCCAATTAACATGGTTGCTCCCGAGAAACTGAAGGACTACACTGTCCACAAGAACCCACCTGGGGTCAACGGTTACTTGATCGAATACCGCATCCGTTACGATGCCTTCTTCGACCTCACCAAGTTGAACACCCTGGCGATACACAAAACTAGCTAGTTCATAATCGAAAGGATTAACGTATGGCTGAATCAGGTTTTACAGCTGAAAACAAAAAGCCCGCATGGCTTCAAGAAGTTGAAGAAGATGCGACGTACATCACCCAGAAACGGATTGATGAACACTTCGAGGAGCAGCGTCGTGAAGCTGAAAAGGCCGCACGTGCCCTTGAAAAAGAACAAGATAACAAGAAAGGTAAGTAAGCCAAATGGCACAAATAAACTTACAGGCGTTTGGTTACAACGAATTCATTACTAAGTCCGGGAACTACACCGTAGTTGCTGCTGACAACGGTACTGTCATCAATGTGACCGCAACTGCTACCATCACCCTGCCCTCTACGGCGCTTGGTCTTGCACCAATTGTTCGTGTTGGTGCAGATGGTATTACCGTGACCGTAGCCCCAGCCGCTGCTGATGGTATCGGTGGTGCTCAGATGACTAACGTCGTCAACAAAGCACTCATCTTTACCAACGCACCTGTTGGCAGCTACGTACAGCTCTTCGGTACCGGTACTGCTGGTGTCACTGGTTGGACCATTGTCCGACTTGACGCGGGTGGTCAGAGTAGCACTGTTGCTAAGGCCCCATAGTCTAGCATTAACTGGGTGGTTGCCAATCCGGGTAGCCACCCTTAACGGAAAGGACCTAACATGAAGCACCAAGCATCCTCGACTTCTTCCGGTTACTTGCAGAAGAAGAACAACGCTGGTCAGCTCCACGGCAAGAGTGTTGCTCCCATGCAACCGACCCATGCTCAGCCATCGGGTGGAGTGAGTAATACGGCTAAGCAGTCATATAACAATACTCAGGCTAAAGTCACATCACATGTACCCCAAGGCAAGCCACATGCTAAAGTAATGGGTAGTAGCCCAACCAAGCACGGAAAGTATCTATAGAAAATACGTTGTGGACCTGTCTAAAATAAAGCAGATAAACCAAGTAGGGGCTGATAAAGCACTGGATTCAACACGGCACCAGGAAGTGATTGCACATACTGACAACGTGAGCCAGACCGTTTTATCGGCCACTAGTTCGCTTATAAAATATCTTGAAGGGCATACCTCAAAAGTAGAGGTTGCCAACCAACTAAGTGAGATACGAACACCAGACGTTAAGTTTGTCGTTCAAGCACTCGAAATACTAGATAAAACGCTAAAATCACGCCCTACGACTGATCTTACTGAAGTAACAAGCCTCATGCATCAGCTTGTGGATGAAGCTCGGCAGATACCTAAGACTCTACCGGAAGCACCTGAAGTCATTAAGCCGCCTGATTACACAAAGCAGCTCACTGGCCTAACGAAAGCCATACAGGCCGTAGAAAAGGTCGTTAAGGCACAGAGACTGGTAGCTGAAGCGCCGGTTATTAACGTACCTGAAGCACAAGTGCACGTTGACGCTCCTGATTTGAAACCGCTTCAGGCTGGTATAAAAGATATCGTGCGCGCCGTTCAGTCTATCGTTATACCAGAGTACAAGACTGATAATACAGCCGTAGAGAAACTCCTAAAAGACTCGAACAAGCTACTGGATAGAATCCTAAAGAAGCCTGTCGCGAGCGGTGGCGGAGGAGGCTCCAGTTGGACAGCCGTAAATGGTAGCGACTTACCTACCCCGCTCAAAGTCGATACCAACGGCAACTTACAAACCGTACTATCAGCTCTCACATATCCGTCAAGCACTAACAATTCTACAACCGCTCAACTTGCTTCAGGTGCTACCTTTACCGGAGTGATTGAAACTATCCAAAGCCAACAGGCGGCTCAGATAGAGGTTTTTTGCGACCAAGCGTACACCCTCAACATTGACCAGTTTATCGACGCGGCGGGTACGAAATTAGTTTCTACCGATACGTTCACCAGAGCTGCCAACGTACCCTATAACGAGAATGTCACCTTACCTGGCAACTACTTTCGACTTAGGTTAACAAACAATGGATTGAGTGCCACAACTACGTTTAGGCTTGACACTACCTTCGGTATCATGGCAACCGGTCCCCGGACTATTACAAATCTCGGTAATAACCGAATTGCTATCAACGAAGTAAACGGTGCCCTTCCCTCTGGTACCAACCCGCTTCCCGGTACTGTCTCTGACGGCACGAATACCGGAAATATTCTAAAGTCGGATGGCACGGCCGCTGGACAGAATGCGCAACTTATTAGTGGAACAGCTCTCATCGTTCCCTTCACTACTACTACGGTTCAGGCAGTCGCGACTACGGACTGTACGAACTACGCAGAGGTATCAGTCCAGGTCACTTCCCAAGGTACTAGTTCGACGATTACTTTCCAGGTGTCCAACGACAATGTAAACTGGGTCAGCCTTTCTCTCATCCCATCCAGTGCTGTAGGTGGTAACAACGCGGTCGTAACAACTACTACAAACGGTATATGGTATGGTGCCGTGCAAGCGCGATATTTCCGCCTGAATGTCACCGGTATCTCGGCGGGTACTACCGCTGGTACGATCTCCTTTTCTACTATAGCTAGAAGCCACCAATTCGCCTCAATTAACAACCCGTCAGTCGGTTCGAGCACTGCAACTGGTTCAGCTGTTCCTGCCAACGCTTTTTACGTGGGCGGGAGCCTCGGCGGTACGCTTACTGGAGCCGTGATGAGCACCGGAACGTCAGACGCTCAGTCAAATAACGGTATTGTCGTTAACTCATATGGACTAGTGAATAACGGAACTAACTGGGACAAACAGCGTA